AGAAGATTACAGCCCTGAATGAGCTGGCTGAAGCCGACGTAGCTTCAACTGATGTTCTGCCGATTGCCGACATAAGCGCAAGCGAGACCAAAAAGGTCACTGTAAAAAGCTTGGTTGAGCAGGGCGTTGACCTGATTGATGACGCCAGCATCCCGGCGGCCAAGCTTGCATCTATCAGCCCTAGCTCGCTAGGCAGCAGCTCAGGGGCGAAGGAGTTTATTGCTGGCCCGACTGGTGCAGGTGGTGCGTATAGCTCACGAGTCATTGCATCAACTGACCTTCCGGCTGGTACTGATTCTGCGATTGGTGGTGCGGCGGCAGGTACTGGCCTGACTTCCACGTCTGGAACATTTTCTGTTGACCCTGCAACGGCGTCAGCCCGTGGCGCAATCAGTGTTCCGTCTGCATCTGGTCTGAGTGTTGACGGCAGCGGCGTTATTTCTCACCAGTCCAGCGTCACTGGTCAGACAAAGAACGGTTTTACTGTCAACGCTTCCGGCCACATCACTGCTGTCGGAAGCATTGCTGCTGGTGACCTGCCGAAAGCCACTACCTCTGCAGTAGGTGGTGTTTCTGTTGGCAGTGGTCTGAGCGTTACTTCAGGCGGCCAGCTAAACCACACCGACACGATTACCGCTGGAACAACCAGCGGCATCACTTTTAACAGCGAAGGCCACATCACCTCAACTGCGGCGCTTGCTGCTGGCGATTTGCCTGCAGGAACAACAACCGCAAAAGGTGGCCTATCTGTTCCCTCTGGCGCGTTGTCAGTCAGTGGCGCTGGTGCGCTGACGCATGACAACTCAGGCGTTACTGCTGGCACCTATCCAAAAGTCACTGTTGACGCTCGCGGTCACGTCACTGCAGGCACCACGCTGTCAGCTTCTGACATCCCAGACATCAGCGCAGCCAAGCTGACTTCCGGAACGATCGGAACATCACTGATCGCGAACGATGCCGTGACCGGCGGCAAACTTGCTAACGGTTCTAGCGTCAGATTTGCAGGCGCTCCAGACACAAACGGCGTCGTTGATTTTGGAACTGCGGACTTTAACGGTCAGTTTCTGTATGACGCATTCAACGAAAACTTATACCTTTTCGATGGAAACGCTTTCAAGTCAATTGATATTGTTAGCGGTGAGATTGTTTTTGCTGGAACGTATGACGCCAGCACAAACCTTGTTGCTTCAGTAACAGCTAAGGGCACTGCAATCGGTCTGACTGTTGGTCAGGCGTTGATCTCGCCTGCAGAGAGCAACCTCAACCACTATCTGACTGTTAGCAAGTCAGGTACTGGCAGCGGCAACGCACCAGCAGAAGCCCTTGCTCCGCCTGATTTCTTGCTGTCAACCGGCACAGCTTGGCAAGTTCTTGACCTGTCAACTGCGTTGGCTGCTACGGCTGCAAACAACGTCAGCTTTGCCCCTACTGGCAACATTGCAGC